CAATCTTTTGATATGGAGTAATCTCACTGAGAACATCTTTGAGTGCTAGGTAAAGAGCACAGAATGTTTTACCTGTTCCAGCACATCCATACACAAACAAATGTTTATCTGAATTGTAGGCATCAAAAAGTTTAGTTTGATTTTGTGTTACTGGATTAATATCACAAAGGAAATCTGTATTGATTGGTTTCCTTCTCTTCATTTGCTTTGCTGTCATGCCAATTCCAATTGGCTGCAAATCATTGTTTCTTCTTTTTCTTGCCATTAGATTTTCTTTACACGGGAGCCTGGAGATTTACTTGCACGGTCCAAAACATCGTTCCATCCTGGATTTCTGCTGATTAGTTTGTTTCTCCAATCACCAGTCTCTCCAGGACTTGCACAACCTTCAGACCAATCTCTTTTCCATTCAGGATTGTCTTTGTACCATTGAGTGATCTCATGAACACTCATCTCAACTTCTTTCTTTTCTCCAGTTTCTACATGAATAACAGGATAAATTGCCATAAGTTATGAAATCAATATATTTTATTTAGTGTTTAAACGTGAGGATATTTTCATAATGTGATTAGTGAATTGTTCAACAGTTAAATCCCATTTCATTATATTGCAGATTTTGCAACAAGGAACGCAATTATCTATTGTATACCCTTTACTGCTATCAATTCTATCAATCCCAGTATAAAGAAAATCTCCTCCAGACTTTGATTGGGATTTTTTTACAGAAGTTAATTCATCTCCACAATAAGTACAAGATTTTACTACATTTTCAGTAAAAAAAATTACATCAATGTCAAAATTTAGTCCTCTCCTTCTAGCAGATGTTTTATATGTAGAGTATAAGTCATTTTTTGCTGCTTCTCCATAAGGCAATTTCCAAGTTATGTTTTTTGCTCCGACAGATTTCCAGGTAGAAACATTTTTTTGAGAACAACCACAGGAATAACGACGCCTTATATTGAAACTATACATTTCTTTAATTCCATTACATATGGAGCATTTTATTTTGCCCCTAACATGCTGTCCTGGTTTTGTTGCAGGTATAACTTCTAATATAGTAAAGTTGCCTATAACATCCCCAACACTAATAGATGCTTTTCTTCCCATATTAATAATGTATCCAACTATGCATATTTATAATATGGGTATACATTATATTACCCAATCTGATTCACCACCAAGTGCCTCATAACAAATGGGAAAATGTTCTGCAAAAATTGATTTGCATTTTTTTGCAATATCCATATGTTCTTGTTGAGTTCCCGATTTTTCACGAAGAGCAATATATGTTATCCACGATCTACAAGAACCCGACATATAAATTCGAGTTGGTGTTGCCAAAGGCAATACAAATCTTGCACATTCTTTTGCAACTCCGTGGGAAAGTAGTTCCTTATAGAGACGCATACTCTCTGCAAAATGCTCTTGAATCTTACCCTGAAGAGTTAGTTTTTCATAGTCCCCAATGTCATCAATAGAATTCTGACGATTTTTGATATCCTGACGACGAAGATCTGGGACAGGAATGTAGTCTCCTAAGAGAGAAGAATCTGCATATCGTTGAGAAAACTCCTGATAAGTAAAACTCCTATGCCGAAGGATCTGAGCTGCAATTCCTCTATTAGTTTCAATTTCTAGAGTCATAAAACTCTGCTCAAATACTGACCAATGATTATGTTTAATGCAATACTTTAGAAGTCCTGCATAATTTTCATTATCTTGATTGGAAGGATTAGATACTCTGGCAACATATGCCATTGTCTTCTCGGCATCAGGAGTGATTGAAATTAGTTTAATCATTTACCAAATCCCCTATAGTCCATTCTTTTTGCTAGTTTAATCTGTTTCTCAATGTTCTCTAATTGAGATTTCATATAATTTAATTCTTCTTGTGAATAAAGATTAGGTTTTTGTTCTACTGCTTCCTTAAGAAGTCTCATCATCTTTTTAATTTTCATCTAGATACACTTCATCGTAATCGTTATTATCATATGGAGTAGTGAACTTTACATACTCCATTTTAGTCGGTTCTTCTTTTGAAATTTCTTCCTTCAAACATCTGACAAGACATTCCATATTATTGACGATGAGTTTGATTTTTTCTACATCCATATGTTGAATAGTGTTTCCCGAATTTTACACAAAAAAAGAGGGGAAGTCAAGTCCCCCTCTGAATTATCAAGCAACTTGAGGTTGCTTTGCCATATTAATTTGTGCGATCTTAAGAAGTTTTTCCTTTCTATCCTTATTCTTAAGATATCTAACAAAATAAGTATTCACTTTGCAACCTCCTGATTATTACAGGGACGGTAAGAAACTCCACGATATGTATTTTGTGGATGTGCTGGTGAATGTGTTTGTGAATACCACTTACGATATTCTTCCTTTGGAACATCAGTATTATACTGACATCCTCTATAAGTTGCTTTAGACATTAGGGTGCTCCTTTACTATTGTAAAAGTGCGTTCCTTCGGTTTCCCTACTTCCGTTTGCTATTTGCGAATAGCAAATGAACGTGTTATATCTATAAGAATACTTTTGTAAAATCTGATACAGTTTTAATCTCTTTGTCTCCAGTCATCTGGTTTATCTCCAGAAAAGAAATCAATAATGTCATCAACTCCACCAAATCTATTCTTATGATTTGAGGGATCTGGATCTCCCAAATCAAGTTGATTTAAAAAATCATCCATACTTCCCTCTTGCATATCTGGATTAGAAGCACGTCTTCTTGCTTGCCTTAAGATTGTTGCTGCAGATCTATTTGACTTGGCAAGTTTTTCTGCCCAGATAATATCTTCTAGACTTACTTCTTCTTGTCTCACTATCCTATCGCAAATCTCTTCAAGACGCAATCTATAAGCAGTAGAGAGCATATATAATCTCCAGATATAGTGTATTTATTTTATCTTTCAATATAACTCAAAGTATGATCCTTGGCATAAAGTTGTTGAATGATGATATCACAACCGATCTTGGGATTACAATCACCACAGGTATAGACATCTACTGCAGCCTTACCCTTTTCAGGCCAAGTATGAATGCTGATATGACTTTCCGATAACAGACAAATTACAGTAACACCTTGTGGTTCAAACTTCTTAGAGATGGTTTGAACCACAGTAGCACCACTAGCAACTGCTGCGTTTTCCAATAAATCTATAAGGCATTTTTCATCATCAAGAAGGATAAAGGAACATCCATATAAGTTAAGTAAATAGTGCTTTCCCATCATCCTTTCTTTTTAGTTTTTTGAGACCCCCATAGTTTTGGATTTACTGTTCCATCAGTCCATTTAATATCAATAGGGGATCCTTTCCCATAATTATCATAGTAGTGATCGAAGATAGACACTTTAGATGATGCTTTTACGACATCATAAGAAACGTTATCCTCATTCAAATATGTAACAAGATAAGAATCTAGGGGAAGACTCTTATCCTTTGCAGTGACTGGATCACAATTCTTATGAATGATTTTCAATCTTCATCCCCCCAAACAATCTCGGGGAAAGCATCTTGAACTACTGCTTTAGTGATTTTATATCTTTTATGAACTTGCTTATCTTTAGTTAAACAAAGAAGTTCTGCTTCAGAACTATGAAGAGATTCACACAACTGAATAAAAAGAACTTCTCGTTTTGTTTGATTGAGATTATTAACTCCTTTCACAAAATGATTAAATTTCTGCCATTCATGAATCAATCTAGTGTGTTCTGTTCCAGCAGGAGCATCGTTTGCAGTATATGGAACTTCTCCAGCAGGAATTGCTGATTCAATTCTTGGGTCGAAGTTCCAAATTAAAACTGCCCTCAATGCTGGACTATCATAATGACGGAGAATTTCGATCTTCTCTTCTCTAGTTTTTGCGTTTGATGCTCTTTGAATAACTTCAGACACCAATTGATTTGGTGGTAACTTCATTCTTAAATCTCCATTAATTAATCTTCGTAATCTTCCTCTGGATCGACTTGCTCAAATCTAAAAGCAATGATTTCATCGGGATAAACATTTCCATCTGCATCAAATAATTCTGGATGCAGATTTTCAGGTCTTCTAGACCAAACATACTCTCTAAATACCCATCCACCTATCACTCCAATAGAGAGTGCTAGTATAACAAAAAGAACTGAAAAGACCAAGGTGATTGCTAACATTGTAATTCTCCTATACTACTTTTGCTTCCTTATATCAAAGGAAAAATTAAAGTAGATGGTAACTTCTCTACTAAAGAAAGAGACCACCTTCTCAAAACAATATTGAAATGTTTTAGATTTACGGTTTTCTCTCCTTAATATTAATTCAACACCTCGATTGATTTGCGAGGAATCACCTTTATTTATAGAAGTCATCAAAGCATATTATTTTCCTTTAAGTATTTAACAGTATCAGAACAACCACCAAGATGTTTATCTGCCAAAACTACTTGAGGGAAAGTAGATCCCTCTCCAAACTCTGCATAAAAATCTTCACGACTGAAGTGAGTATTTAAAACATACTCTGTGATCTGATAACCTTTATTTACACTCAAGGTATTGAGAACTTGAAGTACCTTAACACAATAAGGACAACCGTATTTTGAATAAACTGTAAAATTCATAAAATTAAGTATCGAAAAAGAACATTTGCCATAGTCTAGAATTTTCCATTACTGTTCCAAAATATTCAGAAGCAGAATGAATATTGCTTGCATCAAAAATTACTAGACGGTTATAAACATTTCCAAGAACATCCACTGGTTCAAATGATGTTCCATCTAGATGAGGATCTCCTGGAATGTCTTTCCAGGCAGCATCCCACCCTTCATCATAATAACTTCTTGCTCTAGTTTTCTTATGAGCGTATAGTGTAGTTCCACATTGATATGGGGCATCAGGAGTCAAGTATAGCATACCTCCCCACTTTTGACTATCGCAGTGCCAAACTAAAGGTTCTCCTGCATGAGCATTTTGAAACCTTCCATTCATACCGTGACTTTCCCACTCTGTAATTTTCATTCCAATAATTTCCTCAAATTTTTCTTTGAGACCTGGAAATAAAAATTGCTTGTCTGTCCTACGTCCGATGAATCCTCTACCAAATCCACCTTCAACATATTCTTGGTTCAATGCAAATTCTCTTACTGCATCAGGATTTTCGTAGAAGTTATCTACAGACCAAACAGTATTTTTGCCCTTTGATATTATTGGGGTAAAAGATCTTTCTTCTTTGAGTGGTTTAACTAAAATTTCATTTGGGACTATCCCAAGTCTGGACATATTTTCTGCGACAATATCATAATATTTTTTTTCCATTTGATAGTTATTCATCAAATGTTCGAGCAAAATTCTTGTTTCTTTACCTTTACCCCACCAATAACCACATATTGCCTTCTGAAAAATTAAACCGTATTTACCTGGATACTTAACATCATCCAATAAAGGAGGTAAATTAAAATCGCAGCATTCCAACCCTATTGATGCGTAGATATAAGATTGCTGCCAGTCTTCTTGCCTTTCATAAAACTGAGAAAGTAAAAAATATGCTTCAGGTCTTTTAGGCAAAAATGCTAACGCATTCTGAAGTAATATTTTTTCAGAGTGATCTCTAGATCCTTGGTCGTTGTAGCAATAATATCCTCTAATTAAAGAAGTATAAGTTAAAATATTATCATCTGATCTTTCAGATGCTCTAAGGTAATACGTTAAGGCTGGTGCAGTATGTCCTTGGGTCTCATACCATTTAGCAAGATTATAATTTTTTTGTGCGTTTTCAGTATCTAATGAAAACTCAATTAATTCATTGCTCGTATTCTTTAATTTAGATTTTTTATGATATACCCAACAATCTTCAGCAAATTCTAATTCATCAACATTTAAAGTTTCATTAACTGCTTGTTTCACTCCAGGAAAGAAATCATGCCCCCCAATATAATAGTCATGACCAGCAATAATTCCTCCATTTTTTACTTTAGGCAACCAGGCAATAATATCATTTTTAACATCTTCATATTCATGGGAGGCATCAATGAAAACAAAATCTAAAGATTTATTCTCAAATTGTTTTACTGCTTCAAGTGAAGTCATTCTTAAAGAATGATGATATTTTTTTAAGGGACTCATATTTTCCGTAAAAATATCATATAAAGCACTTAAATCATCTCTGCCTTGGTGCTCCACACTTCCTTCCCAAGTATCCACACAATAAAAATCTATATTTTTATTTGAATTAGCAATTTCTACTGCCATGTATGCAGAAGATTTTCCTTTCCAAGAACCAATTTCAACAAATTTAGATCCAGATGAAAACCTTTCTACTATACTTCTATAAAGATTTGGATAGGAAAACCAATTTTCTCCAAACTGTGGTTCATTATAGATATGATTGATTTTCGTATTCATTATTTGGTTAATAGTTAAATTTTTTCCTATAGATTTCCACCAATTCAAAGCGTTATGATAAGATTTATGATGACAATCATCTAAAATATTTCCTGAAAGTTCTGGATTTCTATAAGTTGATTTAGCATTATAAAAATCTTCAACAAATAAGGGAAAGCAATAAATGTTTGAATTAGTATGATAAAATAATAAATCTTCAACTACAGGAATAAAACTACTAGATAAGTTTAAAGTGTTGTCAACAAAATAATATAAATCCAGCAAATATTTAATATATTCCCTTTTTATTAAATATGCTGCTATACACCAATCTTTATCTCTTCGGTTTTCAAAAGAATAATCTTGTACATTATATTCTCTTAAAATAGTCAATTGAATTCCATTCCAATCTTTAGGTAGATTATCATAAAATTCTTTCCAAGTGAAATTCCAATATTCGACTGTTTCTAAAGATAAGTCATCCTCTACAATCAAAAAGTATTCATCATCATAAGTTTCATATAATTCTTTTAGTAGGCAAAGGTGAGAAGTAACTGGACCTTTTGAATGATCTGCTAACAAATGCACATTGGGTCCGACAAGATTATAGTTATATTCTTCAAATCTTTTGAATAGATGAGGAACATAATTTGTAATATTGTATTTTTGAAACCAATTTTCTAAATTAGTTCTTCTGTCAACACTTTCTTCCAAACTAATATAATGGATTGTTGGAAGATCAGTTAATTTATTCATTGATAAAACTCTCCACTAATGATTTAGATACTTTAAGAATATATGATGCGTTATCTTGAACACCAAAAGTAATAAGTAAATTGTTATTATGCTCCACCATTCCACAACAAAATTCAATTTTTGCATTCATGAATGAAAATAATTTAGAAATTTTTTGCAATTTAAAATTTTTATCCCAATAAACAAATCGATGTCTATAAGTTGCATCCTTTTTATTTTGTTCGGATTGATAAAGATCAGTTTCGTGACCTAGTGTTAAATACCCATCATTGAATGGAATGACTTGAGATCCACCTCTCAAATCATTTTTCATAGAAACGTAGGGTGATGTTTCAAATACTTCTGTTTCTTTCCCAGATACATCAAACTTCATCAATGCAGTAGGATTTGTCCACTTTAATAGATGAAATGGTTTATCTAGAATAGGAGTGCAGTTTTTCATGCAGTACTCCTTATCTGGAGGAGGACCAGGAATACGATATCTTGAGACTTCTCTAACTTCCGAACCATCAAAAACTATTTCAGAAAGTTCCATTCTTCCAGTTCCTATGGTATCCAAATCTCTTCGAACACCACAAACATAAATCTTATTGTTCCATTGAACTAATCTACAATCTTCCAATCCAACAAAATCCCATTGTGGTTGGTAAGTGTCAAATTTAGATGTGTCTATTTTAGTATAATGTACAATATCTAAATCTTCATTAAGTTCTGCGATATAATTTGTTGTCCTAAGATGCATATCATTTTCTGGATGAACATATGATAATGGTCCCCAAATATGTTCAAACCTATTAAGTTCAGAATGATATAGTGTATAATTTACGTTCCTTATATTGACAATTATTTTGTTATTAATAACAAGAACTGATGGATTTGTTAATGATGGTCCACTTAGATCTTGATGATTTATTAATAATGGTTTTATTATTCCACCATTATGTAAACATTTTTCTACAAATTTCATACTATTTTATAGTCATCCTAGTATATATTATACGACAAAAGGTTCTTGTTGTGTATCAGGTAATTTAATCTGTGGTAATCTATTGCCACAATAATCATCAAATTTTTCTGTCGGCGCATCATGCACAATAACTAATTCATTAGTAGGAAGTGCCTTAGGAATTTCTATATCAACAACAGGACCCATCAAGAACTTATTTTTTGTAATAGTTCTATTCTGAGGATCAAATGAAACCATCAACAAAGCATCTTCCTCTTCACCACAATCAGCAATTTTTCTACCTGTTTTGGTTTCAATTACTGAAAAATATTCCTGATTATACTTTTTCATTTTTAGAAGTCTTTTGACTATTATAGGTCACTTGAGGTTTTCTGTAAAGACCAGGCCAAGTATCCCTAATGATTTCTGCAAGCTTGTAAGGAGTATCTTTGGCAATCATAGGTCTTGTGTAATCGACATTATAAACATAAAAAGTCCAAAGAGTATGAAACTTATAAGGATGAAGAACATCTTTTATTGGTGCCTTTGTAGGTATTTAATCATTTCTTCTAAAAGATTTGCATTGTCTCCAACTTGACCCAGAACCATATTACAATTTCTACAAAGTAATTGCCTAACTTTACCTGTCTTATGGTCGTGGTCTACACACAA